CTGTCTAGCTCTAGCGCCGGCGGGGCATACTTGCGGGCGGCCATTGTCATGCGCGCTATTTCGTCCATGCGCGCCGAGTGCCGGGCGAACTGCTCTGGCTCGTCAATCGCGGACGGCATGTTGGCGAGCATGATGCCGCGAAGATGGTTAACCACGGCGCCGGGGTTCATGCCGCTGGCTACCATTTGCGCCGACAGGCGTAGTAGCGGGTCATGGTAGGAACGATTGCGTGGATCCGGGTCGAATAGCGTCTGGTAAAGCTGCGCCGTCTCGCCCGTCACGGTCACGCTGTCGCGGAATTGCTCGGCCTTGGAGGCAATGGATAGCTGCGGTATCTCGTTCTTGATGCCGTCAAGGTTAATGCCGAACGCGGCCGCGGCGTCCTTTAGCGGGTAAACAATGTCCTCGTCGTCGCAGTCATGGAGGATGCACTGCCAGTCGTTGCGGCTGGCTTTTTTGTTGCGCCCGTTGGGAAGCCGAACGTAGCGCACCGCATTGACGCCGCTGGCGTCCTGTTTAACCAGCTTGTTCTCGGCCATGCGCTGCATAAGCCGATCAATTAGTGGAAGGTCTTTGCAGTCCGGGTCGGCCGGGTCTAAAAACATGCCAACCTGGTAGCAGCCCTTGGAAGTCTCCAGCCTGTAGGACTGCCGGCCTTCTAGGTCTTGCAATACAATATCGTCCGCGACCAGCACGGCCAGGCGGCTGAAGTTGTCTTTGCTACGCCGCTTCTTGCCGTCCTTGTCGTGCGTAAAGACGGCGACGCTGTAGTAAGTGTTGTCTTCGCTGCTGTTGTCTATGATGCGCTGTTGCGGGGCGGCATGCCAGTATGGTGCGCCTTTCCATGCGCCACCATCGGCGGCGTTGGGGTCCGCGGAGAACGTGCATACCCAGCCATACTCGTCAAAGAAGTCAGGCCCATAGGCTAACTCTAAAAATCTGCTATTCAGCACGTTGCCCCCAAGGCTTATTTGTTATCGTTCAGGCCGGCCAAATCGCTGAGTGAAATGGGGATTTTAAACTGCTTGCAGTGCGCCATCAGCCTGGGCCAATGACGCTGCGGGACAAGCCCGGAGGTGCCGAACTGCTTCTTGCCCACCAGCCAGCGGCTAACCACGGACGGGCAGACACCACATATGGTAGCCGTCTTGCTGACGCCACCAAGTCTGGTGACAATGCTGTAAGCTGGCTCACGCCGGCCTTTAATATGGGACATTGTGTTTCCTCTTGCGTCGAAGCGGCAGACGGTACAGCATAATTATTCCGCCGCAAGCATATTATTTCTAAAAAACCATCTTGACGCCAAACCAAAATCAATACAGTTTACGCAAACCAACTGGGGAACCCAACGATGCGAACAAACCTGCCGCCTGATACATTAGAAGAACTGGCCGAGGATTGGCTGATACATAAGCAAGCCGAGAAAGCCGCAAACTTCCGACGCCTTGAAGTGGAAGAGGCCCTGCTAGGGTTACTGGGCGCCAACGCGGACGAAGGCACATTTAACCGCAAACTGCGTAACGGTCTTAGGATCAAGGCGCGTTATAGCTTGAATTACAAAGGCGACTACGAGCTTATCAATCCGCTTGTGCAGGGCTGGGATACGGCCGAACGCCCGTTCAAGACTGTTGTGGACGAGGCCGCGTTAAAGCGTATCCGCAACGATAGCCCGGAGAGGTGGAAGCGTATCGCCATTGGCGTGACCGTCAAGCCGGCCAAAACCTCCATCACAATTGAAAGCGAAGAAAAATGAGCTTTGACCTTAAGAGCATCCAGAAAAGCACGGCTAGTGCCGCGCCGCGCATTATGCTGTACGGCGTGGAGGGCATCGGCAAGACGACATTTGCCAGCCAGGCGCCGAACCCGGTCTTTATCCTGACCGAAGACGGGCTTGGTAGCTTGCAGGTAAACCACTTCCCGCTGTGCAAAAGCAGCGACGATGTGATGACCGCCATTGGCAGCCTGTACACGGACAAGCATGACTTCCGTACCGTGGTGATCGACAGCTTGGACTGGCTGGAGGCTATCATTCAGAACGAGATTGAAACCAAGTTCGACGCCAAGGATCTGGCGTATGGTAAGGGCGCTATCATCGCTGCGCAGAAGTGGCGTGAGGTTCTGGATGGGCTGAACGCGCTGCGCAACGACAAGGGCATGATCGTCATCCTGCTGGCGCATACGACCATTAAGCGTTTCGACAGTCCCGAAGTCGAGCCGTACGACCGCTACCAGCCGAAGCTGCAAGAGCGCAGCAACGCCGTGGTACGCGAGTGGGCTGACGCGGTGCTGTTTGCGAACTACAAGACTATTGTGAAAAAAGACGCAGTTGGCTTTAACCAGACCAACAATCGCGGCATCAGCACGGGAGAGCGGCTGCTTTACACCAGCGAGCGCCCTGCCTACATGGCGAAGAACCGTTACGCCATGCCTGAGACCATCCCGTTTACCTGGGATGACTTTACCAACGCAATCGGAAACTAAGGAACCAAACCATGCCTATCATCGACTTTGACGCATCGACCTATGACAAGCCCGTAAGCAGCTTTGAGCCGCTGCCGCCGGGCGATTATCTCGCTATTGTCGCCAGCAGCGAGGCCAAGGTAACTAAGTCCGGCACGGGCGAGTATGTAGAGTTTGTGCTGAACATCATGCAGGACCCTTACAAGGGGCGTAAGATTTGGGAGCGTTTGAACATTCACAACGAGAACAAGGTGGCCGAAGACATCGCCCGCGGCGCCTTGAACGCCATGTCTGACGCTTGCGGCGTGGCGCTGCTTAAGGACACCAACCAGCTCCACGACATTCCCATGACCATTACCCTGGCGCTGGACCGCAAGGACCCGACCCGCAATTCCGTGCGCGGGTACAAGAAGGCCGCCGGGTCCAAGCCCGCAGCGGTCAAGGCGGCATCTTCCGCCGGCGTCGCCAAGCAGCCGTGGCAGCGGTAAAATGGTAGCGATACCCGAACCCAGGCAGACGACTGCCAAGGCCATCTACGACGACTACGTTGCCCGCAACGCGGCAGAACCGCCGCGCGAGCACCTTGGCGCGTCCCTGATCGGGCATCACTGCGAACGCTACCTGTGGCTTACCTTCCGCTGGGCTGTCACGCCTAGCTTTAGCGGGCAACTGCTACGGCTATTTGAGACAGGCCGGCGGGAGGAGCCGCGCATTCATGCCGAACTGCGCCGCATTGGCGTGGAACTGCACATTGACAACGACGGCAAGCAGATAGCCTGCCGCGACGCTGGCGGCCATTTTGGCGGGTCCGTGGACGGCATTGGCAAGGGCTTCCCAGAGGCCCCGAAGGCCTGGGCGGTGCTGGAATGCAAGACCATGAACACCAAGTCCTTTGCCGATACCAAGGCCAAGGGCGTCAAGGCGTCAAAGCCGCAGCACTACGCGCAGATGCAGACGTATATGAACCTACTGAAGATCGACCGCGCCATGTATATCGCGGTGTGCAAGGACACGGACGAGCTTTGGTGCGAGTGGGTGCACGAGGACAAGCAGGTTGGCGAGGACATGCTGACCAAGGCTTGCCGCGTACTGGGCGCTAGGACACCAGCCGCAAAGATCAGCGAAGACCCGGCGAACTGGCAGTGCAAGATGTGCGACGCATGGAAGTTTTGCCACCAGGAAGAGCGGGCGAACAAGAACTGCCGCACATGCTGCCATTCCACGCCGGTCGCAGACGGGCGCTGGCATTGCTCGCTGCACGACAAGGGCTTGAGCGCCCGCGAGCAGCAGCTAGGGTGCGAGGGGCATTTGTATATCCCCGACATGCTGCCCGGCCTGACACCCGTGGACGGCGACACGAACCATATTGACTATATCGCTAAGGACGGCAGCACGTTCCGCGATGGGCCACCGGCGAAGGCTACAGGCGGGCGCAAGAGGCGCACAACGGCCGCGCCCAAGGGGCCAGTGCTTGAGCCGTATAGCGACCCGGAGCTTAACGATGAGGTGCCATTTTGAGCAAGACAATCCCAGAGATACGCGCCAGGCTGCATGAGTTGGCGGAGGAGTTTGGCTGCCGCGAATTGCACGAACTGGCTGACGACACAAAGCGCCGGTTCTTTGGCCGCGTGGCGCGGGCTAAGGCCAAGCGCATCACCGAAGAGATGGTTGCCGAAATACGGCATACGCACAAGACCAGCGGCGGCCACCAGCGCGATATAGCCAAGGCGTACGGCATAGACCAAGGCCGCGTGAATGAGATATTGCACGGATACCGCGACGGTACGCCGTTTAAAGTAAAGCGTATCTGATGGGCGGCCGTCACTCCCGCAACAAAGGCGCCGGCGCAGAGCGTGAGCTGGCTGCATTGCTGTCTGAGGCGCTGGGCGTCGAGATAAAGCGCAAGCTGGGCCAGGCCCGCGAGGGCGGCGACGACATGCAGGTTGGCAAGTTCCGCATAGAGGCCAAGCGGCATGAAACCCTCGCGGTCATGCAGTGGGTGCGCCAGATAGAGGCTTGCTGTGCAGAGCATCATGTACCGCTGGTCGCGTTCCGGCAGAGCAACCAGGAATGGCGCTGCGTGATCCGGCTGCGGGATTTGCTGCCGCTGATTAAGCGGGAGCTTTAGCGGCCCTTTCTGATGGTTACGCGCACCACCGCTGGAAATCTATCCCAGCAGTGCGAGCGGCAATCTCTGCCAAGGCGCGCGGATCGTCCGCCTGCCCATTGGCAATTGTGTCAATGACGGCATGGTGCAGCGCGTCCTCAACAGAATGGGCGCGTTCATCGTCACCAGACTGTGCGGCCAGAAGGCACTCCGCGAGCTTCGCTCTGGCCTGTTCGATGTTAATTCTCATGGCTGGCCCTTATTGTTGACATTCACAAGTATCGTCGCACTTGACCGGCGCGCCATTAAATTCGACCCGGCCAAACACTTCTTTTACTGCGTTTCCACGGTTGCAAATAGAACCCCAAACGGCGCTTTTGTATTCCAAAATGTACTCATGCAGATCGCCGTCCCATGTGTGGCCTTCCGGGGCTACTGCGTGGATAACAAAGCCATCGTCCGAAATCTCGCAACCCGGAAACCTTGCTTCCAAACCTTCTTTGCAATCCTGAAATCGCATCGGTTCCTCCATCTAATAAAAGCATACTAGCATAGTTGACAGGCTTTGTCAAATCGGCCTATAAATGCCCATGCGCCATTTGACGAAAACAATAGTCGCCACCGCCGCCCCCAAAGGGGAACTTATTGGCTACGCGCGGGTGTCCACCGCAGATCAGGTCTTGGACCTACAGATTTCCGCGCTGAAAAAAGCCGGGTGCTTTCACGTTCACGAGGAACCGGCCACGAGTGGCGCGAAGAAAAACCGCCCGGTACTGGACATGGCGATCAAAGACCTGCGCCCCGGCGATACGCTGGTGGTGTGGCGGCTGGACAGGCTCTCCCGGTCCATAAAAGACCTGTACGAGCGCCTAGCCCAGATTGAGGCGGCTGGGGCCGGGTTCAAGTCCCTGACCGAAGCCTTTGACTTCACCACAGCCACAGGGCGGCTCGTCCTTGGCATGTTGGCGATCATGGCAGAGTTTGAGCGCCAGCTTACGATTGAGCGCACCAAGGCCGGAATGGCCGTCCTGAAAGACAAGGGCCACATGCTGGGCGCACCCAAGAAGCTGGACGCTAAGCTGCGGGCCAAGGGCGCAAAGATGCTCAAGGAAAAGGTCCGCAAGAAGATCGGCGGCAAGACTGTCTGGCGTCCGCGCTATACCAAGGCCAAGATTGCTGAGGCGCTAAAGGTCAGCACTGGCACGGTTTACAATCTTCTAAACGAATTGAACGAAAGATAGGAGCGACGATGGACATAGAAGCAAAGGACGATGATGTGGCAGACTTGAAGCGCCGCATCAAACACAACCTTCACCTGTCGCGTGTCTACGCGAAGGAAGCGGCGACCCTCACGAAGCGGCTGGCAGCGTTAGACAAAGACAACAAATAAGGAGCGATGAAATGTACGAGACAACGCCACCGCCTTCCGGCGGAATGTAAAACATGAGAAAGCCTTCTTGGGAAATACGCATTGGTCTAGCGATGA